GTATCGTGCCCTTGAGAAGAGCGTGGCATACGGTGACTTCGTGGCCAAGGCTGTGCAGTATGATGATCTGGTTGGCCGCAAGGGCATGACCCAATCTGAGGCGATCCATCAGATCACCGAGGAATATGTCAACTATGATCGTCTGGCCGGACGTGATCGTGAATATCTTGAAAAGATGGGCCTGATTTGGTTCTACAATTTCAAGATCCGGTCAGCCAAGGTGGCTGTCAGCATGATCCGAAATAACCCTGTTCACTCACTGATTGCTGCTTCGTTGCCGACACCTGTGCATGGCACTGGTCTGCCGATCACGGACAATCTGTGGTCCAAGTTCTTCAATGGCCGACTGGGTTGGTCCACTGGATTTGGGATGGCGTTCCGGGCACCCGGAATGCTTCCTCTTGGAAACCTGCTGTTCTGATAAAAAGATCCCCCAGAATGCAAAAACATTCTGGGGGATCCTTACTCATGATGTCGGTGGTTGGTCTTGGCCCTTGGAGAGAAACCAGATTACCACCAGCACCACGAGACCGGCTGCTGCATAAGGGGCTACTGCCTGAAGGGCTGCTGAGATTAGCAACCAGCCCCCCAATAACAGCAAGGCTGTCATCAGAAGGCGAATGCTCATTATGCGTCAGCCTTGGGGTGCGTCAGGCCACCAAAGAGGCTTTTGCGGGGAGCAGGAGCTTCCTCGCCGGTAGCTGCTTCATCCGCAGGCTGGGATTGATCCACATCTTCGGCCAAGGCCTCTGCCGTGGGTTCGTCCGTAATCGGTGCAGCTTGTGCATCCAAAGAGAGATCCTGATTGATCTCGCCCTCACCAGCATCTTCACCGGCAGCCAGCAAACGAGCGGCTTCGGCTTCAGCAGCCTTGTCAGCTTCGATGGCGGCATTGTCAGCAGCGATCTGGGCAGCCGTCCGACGAGTGCGGCGTTGCGTAGGAGCAGCTTCGCCCTTGGCTTCAGCGATCTTGTCGGCAATGCCGAGAGCATTGTTGATGGTCTCGATCACTTCCGGCTCAGCCGTCACGATGTCGATGGTTGCCTTGAAGCCTTCAGGGCCACGGCCAGCCGACAGATCAATGGAGATCTGTTGGTCTTCGTTGATGCTGATTTTGTTCAGCACATAATCAGTCAGAGCTTCTTCGATCTCCGACTGCATGAGAATGATCTGCATGATCGTCTTTCCTTGGTTCAGCGAAGCTTCTCGATAATAGCTTCGACTCTGGGGTTGCCCTTTTCATACCCCCCGAAACCATAGGCCACCATTGAAAGATGGGTTGGGTTATCGTCGGGAATGACCCCCTGTTTTGTGAGAACATCACAGAAGAATTTGTCAACAATGGAGCAGACATTGGCCACGTCCGGTGTCCGTTTTGTACCGGTCATGAGGAAGTAGCTAATGCGGATTTGTTCCATTGGAGGTAGGTGTGCAACTCGGTGGGCAACGAGTTCCGAGAAGCGAACCTTCATGTCGCTGAGCAAGTGGAATGGAGCATTCCGATAATTGTTGAGATTGATGTGAAACTTTTTGGGTTTCTTGACACCATACTCAATGAATGTCGGAAGTTCGATAGTCCACACAGAGAAGCCCCTCACTCAGAGAATGAGGGGCTTTCCTACTCCAAGTTACCTTGGAGGACAAGGCTTACTTGCCGAACAAGCTCTTGCGTTCAGGAGCTGCCGAGCTGTTACCGCCCGACATCGGAGGAGCACCGGCCTGACGACCGGGACGACCGGTCTGGCCAGCTTCACCATCCTTGATGGTACGCTTGTCGAGGGTCTTGCCCTTGTGGGCTTCGAGCCACGTATCGAAGAAGACCGGGCCATCAGCACCGTCGGTGGCTTCCTTGACCGTCATCTTCGACGGGAAGTGGAAGATCTTCTCGGCGGTGTTGACATCACGGGTGTCAGCAGTGGCCTGATAGTTGCCATTGCCGTCCTTGGCCGACTTGTTTTCGAGGCGCTTGTAAATGGCCAGATAGACCTTCTGACCCAAGAGACTCACGAGTACCTGAACCGCCTTAGGCAGCTCCTGCTTGGCATCGGCGTCATAGACCTTGACGGTCTTTTCCTCGGTGTCCTGCTGCGAGAGCGGCTTGTCGGTGGTAACGAGACAGATGTCGTTGACATGCTCGAAGCCGGGCAAAGCCTTCTTCTTGCCGGTCTCCTTACCGTCCTTGTCCTTGACCATGTAATAGTTCTTGCCACCCTTGGCCGAGCCGGAGGTGACATAGAAGTTTTCACGATATTCCTTGCCAGCCGTGTCCTCGAACACGAACTGCACGGACTGGGCACCGGAAGCTGCCTTGCCAGCGTAAGCCAGCTTGATCGTCAGCTCATAGATGTCGGTTTCCAGCGTAAAGGAGCCACCGCCAACGCGATCTTCCTTTTGCTCAAGACCATCATCGGTCAAATTTCCAAACAAACCCATGTGTATTCCTTCTCTTTTTCTGGATCAGCTATAAAACTGATGGAGGTGATCCAACAGGATCTGAGCGTCATTATCCATAAAGGTCTGACCCTTTGTGAACATCCCCATTGGGGAACGGATACGCTCTCCTGTGGTTTTGCCAGTCAGACGAGTCTGAAAGACGTATTTGAAGCCGAGGTCGATTTCCTCTTCGCTCACGCTCAGCATGGAACCAGTGGCCGAAGTGTACGGCTCCAGTTCCTTGAGCGAGACACGCTTCGTCGAGACAACGGTGGAGAAGTAGGCTTCCACACCATTGTTCTTCAGGGAGCCTTTGATCGGCACAGCCGTCTTGATCTCCATAGCCTTTTCATCAAGATCATCTTTAACGTGAGCGATGATGATCACAGGCTTCCCGAACTGCACAACGAGACGTTGCAGCAGATCCTTGAAGAACTGGGCATACTGGCCCCAACCAGCCATCGTGTTGGCTGAGTTGATGACATATTGCGTCTCGAACATGTCCATCAAGAACGTGATCGAGTCGATGATGATGCCATCCAGCATTTCACGATTGGCGATTGCTTCAGTGAAATACTCGACTACCTCATACGGATCAGCGATCCGACGAGTGAGGAAGGAATTCTTGAAGGGCAACCGTTTGCCAGCTTCAGAGTTCAGATAAAGCCAGCGTTCCTGATTACGGATGTTCCGCAAAGAGGCCGACTTGCCTGTAGTAGAGATCCCAGAGATGAGAATGAGCTGGTCATTCACTTCCATTGGTTCGGTGTCTTCGGACATATTATGCAGCCTTCCCTTTGGTTCCAGATGGGAACGTGAGGTCTTGAACCAAAGAACAAGACCCCACGTAACACACGGTTATTGGGCTTTTTGAAAACGCTTTCCGACAGTGACCATGATGGTCGTATCGATCTCGTCCTCAGTCAGGGGATTGTTCAGCTTCTTGTTGAAAGCGTGAACCTGACGCTGCACTTCCACCAGACCCATGCCACTGTCCAGAAGGGCAAGGGCATATTTGATCATTTGGTTGTTGCGATTACCGGAGGCGATTCTCTGGGCAAACCAACGCTCCAGATTATCGAGGCTCTCAAGCTGCTGCATTTCCTTTGTATAAGCCTCATGGCGTGAGGTCTTTGGAATGAAAGGCAGAGCATCAAGAATCTCACCATCCATGTTGTAATGGTAGGTGCCACCGTCGAAGCATTCCCACTTTTTTGCACGCTGGTTTGCTGACTCGTCGGTTTTGAATGGAAGCCATGCCATGACGGAGTTCATGAACTCCTTATATTCATCGCTATCCAGTTCAAGATTGTAGTTGATTGGGATAATCAACCGGAACCGATTTTCCTCATCAGTATGCCGCTTCGTTGTGTAGGTCATGAACTTGATTTCTTTGAGGAGATCATGAACAGTGGCCAACGGAATGGTTCCGTCCACATCGATAGAAAGCATATTGAACCCGGCAATCACATTCTCCTCAGCACGATGGCCTTTGGTAAAATGATGGTTTGCCCAGTGCATTCCTGGAGCTTGTGTCAAGTTGTGAAGCTGATCAAAGGGCACTTTCTCACCGAGATAATTATAGGCCCAGTGGTCCGAATAAGACACGATCATTTCGTTGAGGTCAGTCTCCTTGAGCTTTTCACCCTTGAAGAATTCGATCCCGTCGATGAAGCTTTTTTTGATGATGATGTGCTTTTTATAGCCCCATGCCATAGCAAGGGTCATCATTTCGTTCCGTGCAGCATTGCCTGCTTTATAGAACGGAAGGGCTTCGTGAAGATCAGCATGGGTTTGCTCGGTCTCGACATCAGCGATGTATCGAGCCAACTTCACATAGGCTTTCTCTCGGTTGAGGATCGACTGAAAAGCAGCACCCGACTCTTCCACGAGCAAAATGGCTGACATGAGGTGATCCATTTCAACTTCAGTGCTCTCATCGACAAAGGCATAAGCCCCTGCCAATTTGAGAGCCTTGAAATATCGATGACTCAGTTCAGCCTTCTTGATTTCCTCGTGCTCAGCCATAGCATCGGCTGCTTGTTCGCAGGCGATACGATAGGTGAGGAGCTGGATTGCCACATCATCGTCGAGCGTCATTTTCCAACCATACATGGCCGGATCAGCAAGCTTGTGGAATTGGGCAGACCATTTGTTTGCGTTGGCGTTGTTGGCTGGTTCAATCAGACGATTGTAGATTTCCTCAGGCGTCATGCTGTGCGAGGCCTTACGGTCTTGCATACCCCAACCAAAAATACACCGACGGGCGTAGCCAGTATCGAGGAACGAGTAAAACTGATCTTCAGTTTGCCCACCATCCAGCAGCTTGGCAGGAGTGCCAAAAAGCAGCATATTTGTGGGTGTCTTGCCGGTCAGCTCTTCGCCACGCTGATTGTCAGCCGTGTTTTTGATGAGCTTCTGTTTGACAATGCCTTGGTCGTAAAGCTCCAAAAAAAGCGTCAGGACATCGGTGGAACCAATAAGATTGGAACCAATTTCGTCGATCTGGAGATTAATCGATCCACAGGCTGATAACAGCAGCTTGTGACGTAGCTGTTTGACCGCTGGAGGGGTGCCAGAGTCGAAGGTGAATGGGTATGCACCTGCCGACTTGAACTCCTTCTCGACACGCTCAAACTCCTCCTGAGGGTCTGTGCCGTTACGAGCTGCACGCTCATTGGCAATGACCCAGAGATTTTGCTCGGAGATGACTGGAAACGTGTCCCCCATGAACCGTTTTTGGAACGGTGCCATGAGGTCGGTTTCCATAATGTTGACGCTGTGGCCCTTACCAAAACCAGAAGAAGCTAGAGCCAACGCATAGATGTTCACCGGGATCTCACCCCGGTCCTTGGTCTTGATAGTGGCACGCTGGGAAGCTGCCATCTTTCCGAGGAAGAAGGCCACTTCCACTTGGAAGAAGCCCCGATCCGTGTTTTGCGTCTTGTTGCACAAGATGCCAACGATCTCTTCAATCGCTGGATGATGTTTGACGCCTGTAAGGTCAATCGGCAAAATACTGTCTCCGTTGCTGGCAAATGTCATAAGCAGGGCAATAAGGGCAACGCTTCACTTCACCGGGTTTGGTGATGATCACGCCCTTGCCACCCTTTTCAGCCATGAATTTGCGAGCTTCAATAAGGTTGTCAAAGTTTTTGGTCGAGCGAGCGTTGGGATCCTTGGCTTTCTCGGGATCGGAAAAATACCGATAGCTGGGATCAGACCGCCAGAGATCTTCGTCGGAACAGCTCTGCATAGCCGACTCAGGAAGAGCAATGTTCTTCTTGATGTCGTGAAGCTTGGCACGAACGAACAGCTCGGTATCTTCCAAGCTGAGCAGACGAATGTCTTTATGCTCCACACGCTTTTGCGGGTACTTCGGATTGGTTCGGGCGGAAGCCTTCTGCCAGTCGGTGAAGATATAATTCACCCGCATGAAGTCTTCGGTGATCTTGGGCATCGGCTGGGATGCGTCGATCCAACGATAGAGCGAACCTTGCAAGCGGTTCTCGTCGTCTCTGGTTCCAAAGAGCCAGCCATAAGCCGAAGTGCTCTTGTTGTCCTCAACGTGACCCTCAGCGACGAGATCGAACTTGCCACCGATGGTGACACCGTTCAGCTCACGATAGCCACGCTGTTCCATGAACACAGGGATCATGTCAGAATTGGCAGCACGCTCCTCGTCGGTCGGGTTGATGGCCACAAGATCAATGATCTTATCAGGCACACCCAAACGAGTGAGATTGCGGCGATAGTTCTTCTTCCACGCCTTTTCGATGCCATCGTGGATGGTGGAACCAAGGGAACGGGAGATGAAATCTTCCACGTCCTCTTCGACTTCCTCAGGCTTCACACGACGGGCAAGCACGATTTGCTTGGTCGGACGCATGAGGGTCGTCACGCTGATATATTCAGCAAAGCTTTGGCCGGAGCCATAGTCATAATCGTCGTTGATCAGCCAGACGGCGAGAGACAGCGATATGCCAGATTTATTCGTGATTGCCACGATGCGTCTCCAAGTTGGTGTGGGAGGTGTGGCGACAGTCTCAAAAGAAACTGCCGCCAACCATATTCAGGATTTGGACTGCACAGCTACGATAGGAAGACCGACTGCATTTCGCAGACGATTTTCCACTCGAACCATTGCATCCCGATAAGATGTGCGAGACGTAGGATGCTCGCTCATCCGTTCTTGGTTCTCGAAGTAGGCTTTGATGTCAGCCTTGAGCGTTTCCAGCTCGGTTTGCTTTTCCTGCTTCATCCTCAGCCTCATGCTTGAGATACCGCAGAATGCGACCGGCATAGTGAACGATCTTCTCAGCACCATAGAGTGCCGAGTGACCCGGCTTTCCATTGTGCTTACGGGCGTTTGCTGAACGCCAGATTTCCTTGAAGATGTTGGCTTCGTCGGGAGTCAGACCAAGATATTTGATCATGTCCTCACATTCAGCGGTGTACGCCGCTTGGCTCTCTCTCTGGGGATGCGGCACATCGCAGAGGTAATAATTTACCCTGCCCCCAGAGAGCTTCGTTTCAGCCTTCACGGATTAGATCCGGTCAACAGGCTGAGCAGCTTCTTCCTGCTCAGGCTCGGGAGCCTCTTCCCGCTGGAATTCTTCCTCGGTCATGAAACCGATGTTGCTGATGTTGGTGATCACGATGTCATGCACCGTGATGCTCGGCAGAGCTTCGGCAGGGATTTTCTGCATGAAGCTGGTGTGGAGATTGAGCTGGGCCTTGGCCAGCTTGCGGACAGGGAAATTGGTGCTGTCGTGGCGAACGATGGCATTGGCCGGAGCCGATCCCAAGGTTGCATCTTCAGCAGCAGTTTCACCAGCAGAGGTGAACATCACCACGCCTGCGATCAAAAAATAATGATGCGAGACGGGCACCGTTTCTTCGGTCATTGAAATCTCCATATTGAGGTGGGTTTTGGGTTGATGAGGCTACTCTATGGGTGGGCCACAGTCTAGCCAAGAAAAGCCTTATTTGGTGGACATAATTGCTTTATCTATCACTTCAAAAATGTCCTGAGTTGAAGCTTCATTTGGAAGAGTGATCTCTTTTGACCAGTTAGGATAGAAAATCCCGAACTCGCCACCAAGCTTAACGTCATCATGCTGAATGGCCGGATCTTCCTGCCACTGCACAGCTTTGACGAGATTGTCGTTTGCATATTTAATGACAGCAATATCATCTTTGACGATGAAATACTGGGCATCATGGATGTGAGCTGATGGTCGGATTACGAGCCTATGATTGCTGGCTCTAACCTTGGCATTGAACTCCACACCTGCTCGGGTGTTCAGCAAGCAATAGCTTTGACCCAAAGCATTTCCTGCTGTTCGACCCTCAGCCTCTGCTTGGAAAGGTGTCTTCGAGTTGCCCCGAATAACTTGATAAAGCAGTGGTGTTCTGAGTCGGAGACCAAAGGCAACTGTGACATATCCGTCACGGCTGGCCTCATCCAAACGATCTGCCACCCACTTGTCGGAGACTTCGTAAAGGGCGTGATATTTGGCTTCCACCATCAGAGCCTTCTCTTCCGAGAAGCCACAGTTTGTCATTAGGGTTTTGAATGTTCCCTGATAGGTCAGAGCAAAGGTTGGAGCCTTACTGTCCTGACGCTGTGGTTTGTATTTGTCCTGAATGGAATTGATGCTTACGACGCTATCTGGGTCGATGTCAGGCATCTGATCCCCAAAATACGCATAGGCTCTCAAGGAGTGCCCATCATAGCCATCAGTATAAACCTTCAGCTTGTTGGGGTCTTTGGTTGTCAGGGCTGAAATCCGATCCTCCAGAGAGGCGAAGTCCAGACCACAAAACAACCATCCCGGAGGAGCCTCAAAGCACATCTTGATGAGCTTGGCATATTTGGAATTGGCAGGCAGATTTTGGAGATTGGGGTTTGATGAGCTGAGCCGACCTGACTTGGTTCCCCCAAGATTGAAGTTCCCGAACAGGTAGTGCCAGCCGTCGATCCCAAGCTGAGCATTTTTCAACGACGGAATGAAATCCGTGATGATCTTGTTGACAGCTTTGTAATCCACCATCGCCTTGAGGAAGGCGAGCACGTCAGGATCTGTCGTATGGAATTGCAGAGCTTTTAGGGTGTCCCCATCAGTGCTTGGCTGCTTGCTGTCGGTATAGCTGAGCACCGGCAGACCCATGAAGTTGAACAAAAGATCCTGGAGCTGTGGTGCCGAGTTTGGATTGAAAATCTCTTTGGCATCAGCGAGTGTGACCCGCTTGACCTTGAGAGTTTCATTCTTCATTTTCACCCACTTCTCGTTGAGACGGTGGGTGAAACTCTGCACGACATTGGTGCCACGAATGGCATCGGTAGCTTGCTTCTCGTCAGCCAGAAGTAACTGCTCGACTTCGAGCACCTTCTTCATATTCACCGGCATACCAGTGAGCTGCATCTGAATGATGTCCACCATAGCAGGTTGAAAAAGCTCCTTGTAAACAGGGAGCTGGCTATCAGTGACCATCAAAGGATAGTTCTTATTAAACACGAACCAAGTGCTCAAACCATCAATGAGATTATACTGGAGCAGGGTTGGTTCAGGGATCTTCCGAATGTCCTTGATGTCGTCCACGGCATAGTTACCGGAATACTCTTGGGCATTGTCCTTCAGACCCAGTTTGTTACCGGCACAGGAATTGGTCGCCAGATAGGTGATAAGCTTTGTGCAATCCCAGTTTCCGGCCTGAGATGTACCATCTCCAAGCAGGATTTTGAGACCATAAAGCAGACCCTCTTGGTCGAGGATATGCTCCATGAAGAGCTGGTAAATCAGCACATAAACATCGAAGCCGATGCTGTGCCACATGAGCTTAATGCCCCTATCGTGGCATAGCTCAAAGAAGCGTTTCAGAAGCGAACGACGTTGGACATTCTTGACCTGATAGCCAAAATTGCCCTCAGTGTCGCTCTGGAAGGGGTTGAACCGATCTACGGGCCGATAGTCCACCGAGAAGGCGATCCCTTCTCCTTGGTTCCAGCAGAGCGTCAGCGAGCCAATCCCTGCGGCATAGTGCTTCAGACTGAAACCTTCGATGTCTGCCGACAGGGGTTGACCGAGTTCGATCAGCTTAACGAGCCAATCTTCAATGGCAGCGTCTGTATCAGGATAGGCAGCGAATTTGATAATGTTATCACCGGGAACCAGATAGCTCCCTATGAGGAAGCTCGTGAGGGCGTCCATGCTCTGTTTGATTTTAGAGCGAGTTTTCTCGGGATCATAAAAGATCTGGCCATAGCTGGGCACATAGAAGACTTTGAAATCCCCAAAGGGACAATCCATTGCATAGCCCAGATTGGCTTCGATCTTGGGGGCTTTGGTGAGGGCTTTGAAATACTCACCATCAGCACACAGCACAGCTTTGACCTTGAGGTCTGCCAGCACAGGAGCAAGCTCCTCGGTGATGAAACGCCTCATCTCACCCATAGGGGTTTTCTTTTTGGTCTGATCATAATGCAGCCCAATCACCATAAGCTTGTCTGGGTCGAGACCGTAGCTGTCGAGATAGGCTTGTTTGATTTCCTCCTTACGGATGTTGGGGACCAAGAGGCAGACCTCATAGGAGGCTTCCTCGACGTTGGAGAAAAACGCATACTGCATCAGTAAAGGAGCTTTCTCAGTAGAGCAAACGTGCGGCGCTATACATCTCGATCTTGGGGAGCAGCTTGTTGAACTGCCGCCAAGATCGAGTGTCCTGATGAATGGAATAGCCCACTTCGTTATGACGAGGGATAGGCTTGAGAGCTGGGACCATCTCTGCCAGACAATCTGGTAGGCTGTCACGCATATCCTGAAGCGTCTCGCATGGATCGAGTAGCTTGAAGATCATCTGACAGATCATGCGTTCATCGTCGGCTACCTCTTGGGAGTCCTTGAGGTGCCAGATCATCTTGTCATAAAGAGCTTCGGTAAGCTGGATCTTGGAAACACCTTGCGAAATGGCAAAGCCAATTGCAGTGTAGTATTCCCCTTCATAGAGAAATCCAGCAGCTTGGGTGCCAGCAATCTTATTGTTGTTAATAATGAGATCACTTACAGCTTTGTTCAATCTACGCTTCTCAGCAAGGAACAACTCTTTGTTAAGAAACTGGATGACCTTATACATTGAGGTGTTCGGTGCAGGCATCCTTAGATTGTCGTCGGACATGGTGGTTTCCTAGATGAGCAGGCCGCCATACTTGGTAGCTAGCTCCCCATAGAAAACGACACGATGTCGGGCACGGGAAGCGGCCACGTAGAGCATACGGGCAACCTGAGATGGGTTGTGGCAAAGGCTGATGTTGGTGGCATCAATCAGCACAGTGTCGAGAGAAGACCCTTGAGCCTTATAGACAGTGGAGCTGTCACGCTGACGCAGATCCAAGATCATGTGCTTCAGCGAATACATCTTGGCCCATGCCTTACGTTGGGCTAGCCACTTCAGAAGAGCTGAATAATGCACACGATCACACGGGAGTTTGACCCCCGTGAACGTCATGCCGAGACGGGTTTTGATGTCACAGTCTTGGACTTCGAGATAGACATCCTCGCCGTCAAAACAATCCACATGAAGGCGGATCACCTTGGGATGGATGTTAATGATTTCAACCTCTTCTTCCACCGAAAGCATATAGCCCTTGAGGGGAAGAGCGTGATTGTTGATCAGGAATTCACCGACCGTGAAAGCATCCGGCAAACCGCGAATATAACGAATGTGATCATTATATTCGATAGCACGCTTGTTGGTATAGGCGAGGACACGAGCTTCCAGCGTCTGAGCTGTGAAGCGTGCAGCGATCTCGGCTTCCATTTGGTTCCCATCAAGCAAGTCGATGACGCCGGGGATGATCTTGATCGGCTGGAACTGACCAGTTTCGACGGTATCCCGGAGCTGCTGGTTCAGAGCTTGAAGATAGGGATTACCTGTCCGACGGGGTTCTGTCAGATGATAGAACGGGATGTTCGAGCAGAACACCGGGCTGATGGTTTCAGTGATTGGAGCCATTTGGCAATGGTCGCCCACATAGACTATTTTGCAGTCCTGCGTGCCCTCATTGATGGTGCGGTGCAGAGGCGTATCGATCAGCGAGCACTCATCCACGAATAGGATCTTCCGTTCATGGACGGTCCAGTTTCGGGTCTTCACCAGAGAGCTTTTACCTGTGGCATAGTCATCGTGAACCTTAAGGTTCAGGAAGCTTTGCACGGTACTGGTGGGACGCCCACAATCGAGACTTAACACCTCCGCAGCTTTGTTGGTGGTGCTGGTCATCTGCACGCTTTCGAAGTCTGGATCGACTCCCATGAGCTTACAGGTTTCGAAATACTGAGGCATGATCTTATCGATCATGTAGCCCAGCAGAAACGTCTTGCCGACGCCACCGGGGCCGGTGATGCCCATTTCCTTGTCAGGGCCAAGGAGGAATTTGAAGAAGCCTTCAGCGGCGTCCTGCTGACCCTGATT